TAACTCCAGTTTTTTATAATTTTACGCTGGGTGGCATGTGATTGGCAAGGGGGTACGGGGGGTGGCACCCGTGTGTGTGGATTGTATAATAATAACACTACCCGGCAAATGCTTGACCCGGGGGGGGTATTTGACATTCACCATCCTGAATATAAGCGAACACTTGTTTAACATGTTAAGCATTGAGGTACATAGATACCCCAAGCTGCGCGCATTGTATTGCGCCTAACCTGCGCCGCACTTGCGCCATACTTTTGCCACATTCCAGATATTGCAATTGAACGCTTGTTCAGTTACGCGAGCGCGCCTCTGCGCTGCGGTGTTGCGATGTGTTGTGTGAAGGTAAATCAGTTTGTGACGTTACGTCACTATTGCGCAATGTGATGTGACTGCATATACATTATATATAGACACAAGCAAACAAGGAGTAAGACAATGGAAAGCAACGCAATTCACACCTTCCGCCCTCACGTTTCATTTGGAGGCGATTACATTGAGTCTGACACACTGAATGGTATGATCACAACTCTACGCCAGCACTTGCCCAGTAGCGTCAAGTTTCGTGCGGTTAAGGTTCCCGGTGACGACTTTCACACCGTTTTATTTATATCCCGTTACTTTCAAGGCCCGGCTATAGCGGGATACTATCGCCAGCACTGACCGCATCTGTTAGCCGCGCTTAACGGCGCGGCCTTCACATGCAGCCGCATGACAAAACACAAACAAGGAGACAATCAAAATGGCTTACAACAAACTCAGCACATACAAGACAGCATGGATCGAAGACGCAAATGGCGTCGGCTCTGTTATGTACACTAACACAGTAATCGTTTCATGGGATAACGACACAATCACGCTTCGCTCCGGTGGATGGGAGACAGTCACGACAAAGCGCAAGATGAACCAAGCAAGCCACCAATTTGGTCTTGGCTTTGGTGTATATCAGCGCAACCATGTTTGGTGTGTTGATATGCCGGATGGTGACACTGTGCTTTTTAAGGACGGCATGACATTTACACGCAATACAAAAAGTGAGGCAGCATAATGACACGCCGCCAAGCAAAACAAGTCCGCCAACAAGTCAAGGCAATCTTAACTCAAGTGAGCCTTGGCCTTGCCGCCGGGCTTATCATTGGCGCCGTATTAGCGCTCAATCTGTAAAGGGAATGATACAATGAAAATTACACAACAACACTTTGACCACATCAAAAGCTCAATCGCTGCAATCTGGACGCAAGAAAAGCATGATTGCCACCGTCAATTTATAATTAATGAGGGCAAGGCTAAAGACGTTGAAAAGCGCTTGCGGCATGATTGGATTTACTATGCCGGGCTTTCTGCTTGGATATGTGACAATTTATATGGCTATATGAACGACACGCATATCGACACGGCATTGCGCAATGTAATGATTGACCTGCAAGCCTAAACCTAAACACAACACAGCAAAACGCCCGGCCATCGCGCCGGGCTTTTTTAATGCAAGGTCTCACCCGTGTTGATTAAATCGCTTTCGTGCAGCTCCATCAACACTTCGCCAAGCGCCTGCATTAAACGCGCCGGGCTTGTCTCGTTCAACCGTTCTTCGCAATAGTCCACCAGAAGCCCGGTCTCAATTTCTGCCGCGTCATCATCCACGCAGGTCAGCAACACGCGAAAGTCTATTTGATATGACATAGGCCCGGCCCTCAAATATGCCCGGCGCATGGATTGGGACAAGCGCCGGGCCAGTTTAGGCGCGGCCTTGGGAGGAACGGCGCGCCGTGCGCATTTATAGCCACACACAAGCCCAAAGCGCAAGTTTATGTGGTTTGGTCCAGCTCGTGAGCCAAGGCGCAATATGCGGCCGCGTCAAGGCTGCTGTCCCTATGCCCTCCAGACGATTGCTTCATCCTAGCTATCTTCAATAGCGCCATTAGGTTTGCCACGTCACGCGGCGACACTTTATGCGGCGCAAGGTAGGCGCTCCACATTTCAGCGATGCAGGTGAAGTTTGTTTGCGCTGATCCGTAAGCCTTGGCCCTATCCCCGCCCGGATTAATTAGCCCCATCGCCTCGGTCAGTATTTCCGTTCTTATATTCTCACCCATTCCCATTCTCCATTTCAAACTTGCGCCGCAATATTGCATCACGCTCGGTTGCATTCCATCGCGGCAATGTTGGATTAAACCTGCGCCGATTAGCGAAGCCCTCAAGCTCTGCTAAATCCCGGCAAGCGTCAAGCCTCGATTGAAACCCCTGCAACCGCTCGACCCCTTTATGATAGCCTACAGGGCGAACAATCGCCTCGCCCTTCTCAATCTTATCCTTAACCCATTTAGCCCAATCATATCCCATATATTAAACCTCACGTTTTTTGTGTGTATTATTTGTATGAATACCTAAAGGTAATTCATACAAATAATACAAAAACACCACTTGTATTAATACTGTATTAAAAGCGTATTAATTGTACTAAACACACCGCCAAACCCCTTGTTTATATAGCTCAACAATTAATACACATTTAATACACCCACCCCAAACCGCTCAAACCATATTTTCTGCCGCGTAAAGGCAAAGCAAGGCCGCTTCAGCCCTGCCATCATCTTTCGCCCTGCCGAAGTCGCTGGCGTTATCCGGGAAGCGCTGCATTGCGAGACCGCGCGACACGCCCTTGTCCCGGCTCAATCCGAAATAGCCTTTCCATTTTGCAGGCGTTACGAATTGCACGGGCAGCTTGTTTGCAGCGCATCCCATTTGCAGCATCCCGTAGCCTTCGCCAAAGCGAAACATGCTCGACACGCCTTGCCCGCGCATTGCGGCCACTTGCTCGATGACGGCAAGGCAACGCTCGCCGCTTTCGTTCTGTAGCACGTCCAGCAATGCCGGGCAGTTTATGACCGTTTTTCCTTTGGTGTTTTTCACCGTTGGCATGTCGTGGATTTCCAGCTTGCCTGTATCGGTCCAGTACAACGCGACTGCCCCGGTAAAGCCCGGATCGCATCCGTATATGAGCATCAATCAGCCCTCGGTTGCTGTACATGATCCACAATTGTTGCTGCCTTTTCCAGTGCTGCGCTCCGGCAGAACGCGCTAAAGGATAGCCCTGACCTGCGCGCGGCTTCTGTGATTATGCGGTCATATTCTTCTGCGAAATTGATTAGGCGCTTCTTATCTGACATGGTTTTGACTCCTCTTGTGTCTGTTTTCTTTATATATGTTTAAAATATAGGGAGCCAGTTAAAAATGTGCTTGCGCATATGTTTTTTCTATGCGAATACTGGTGGCACAACACAAACATGGAGTTTAACAAATGACAAACGAAACCAAACCATCCGCAGAAGAAATCGCACGCTGGGAGCGCATCAAGCAAGAAATGCTTGACCGCGCAGATGTTGTTTCAGGGTTTGCAGATGATGAGCGTGATGCGCTAAATGAGCTGCGCTGGACCAGCATGTCCATATCCGAAGACGTAAACTATTTGATGGATTTCTGTTACAGCGACGTGATTGAATTCTGCCGCGCAGCTGACTTCTTGTGCGAAGAATACAGCTGGAACACATCTGAAAACGAAGACAAGCGCGACATAGGCAAGAAATCTCTTGCGCTTGCCGCCGCTCTGCGCGGTGATGCTTGCGACGGCCCGCGCTTGTCTTACGGCCAAGCCAAAGATTTCGGCGGCATATATCCGCGTATCACTGGCCTTCTGCACACCAAGCCCAACAAATACCAAATGGAGCGCTTTGCCGAGCATGGCATTGTGTGGGAGGGCGAAGTCGATGAGCATTAAGGTAGGATTGCCTGACGTGACGTTCAATGCTTTGTGCAAGCTCACAGAGATTGACCGCGAGTTTATTGGCTCGCCGGATTATATGGGTGTGGCTCAGTTCTGGAGCTGGTCACACCCACAGAAAACGCGATTGAGCCGCGCATCTGTTTCTGCCCGGCGCAAAATACATCATGCGCTTGTGAAAGATGGGCTTGATTTGGATGGCGACACAGGCATTCACCGCTCAATTATTTCCATTGTGCTGGAGAAAGAGGAGCAAGGGTTATGAATGAACGCCAGAGGCAAATTGCCGAATGCACCGAGGATTTTTTGGTTGCCCTTCCTAACAATATGGAGGGCATCGACTTAGGCGCTGTCGTCTGCACGATATTCGAGGCATTCGATCTTGACTATGAAGAGCGCGCTCAAATTTGCGAGGGCGTCTTAGATGTCATGCTTGATGTTGAAATGCGCCGCGATGAGCGCGCAGCGCAAGCCGCTGACGATGTAATTGCGCGTGCTGCCGCGAAGGCTCGCAAGTGATTTGGTCTGAGCATCTGCCGACGTTTTTGATGCAAATGTTCGGCCCCGTTGTAGCGTTGCGGGAAGCTCAGACCAATAGTGTGCCGGAACCTTTCGGGGGTTGGGTTCCGGCACACCCGGATCAGGAACCGCCATTTTAGATAGGACACGCCATGCTCGTACACCTAACGCAAAAAGAGGTTGCGCAATGCAATCAGGCCGCCGCAATGCGCTGGCAATTGGCCCGAGCATCTGGCGTTGTTAATCAGCGCCGGGACAAGGGCAGGTCTGACGCTGACTTGGATTTGCTGGGCGTAAAAGCAGAGCTTGCCGTGTCGAAGGTGTTTGATCTCGACCACATCCACGCCGTTGGCGTAGATGATGGCCGAGACGTATGGCTGGATAATATCTCTGTAGATGTGAAGGCCACGTTCTACACCACCGGGCGGCTACTGTTTAAGAAGCGCGAGGCATTCAAGGCTGATTGCTCTATTCTGGTGTGCCAGCAAGCGCCTGACCGGATGCACGTTGTGGGCTACATACCCCGCACGCATTTTTTAGATCAGGCTTATGAGATTGACCTTGGCCACGGCAAAGGCTGGGCAATGGATCAGGAAAATCTATTGCCGCTTGAGAAACTATGGGCGACTGCCCGCAGCATTAAATTGAAGGAAGCAAAATGAATAAGATCATCATAACAAACGCGCACGCACATGGCTTTGCATTTGCCTGCGATACGGAAACACAGGGTCAGGTATTTATCCCGGCTCACATCGCTGACGGCTTTGACCTTGCGCCGGGCGATGAAGTAAACGCTGTGCTTGTGCCTAATTATCAAGACAAGTCAGACAAAGGCACGCCGTGGCAGGCTGTGAAGTTGCAGCGCCCTGTTGAGGTTGTCCAAGTTACAAGCAAAGAGCATTTGAACGAATGGTATGAGGGCTTATCAGAAGCGCCAGAGGATGAAGTTTGCGAAAAAGCAATCATAGATAAATCGCAAACATTAAATAATGAAGCGTTGGACGCAAGTCTTCTTGACTTTATTCTTGCCGCTGGCGGGTATCACACCACCGCAGAGCTGGCGGATTATTTTGAGCTTGACCACAAGACCGCAGGCAACGCAGCCCAGCGCCTCTTTAACTCCGGCAAGATTGCCAAGGCAGACGTGTTTAATCGCGTGGGCCAGAAGCGTCCAACAATGATATTGTGGGCCGCTGCGGCTAAAACATTTATTGAGGTGGTGTGATGAGTATATTTCTGAACCCCAAGCAGATTGGAATTGGTCCGGGCAACTGCGAACATGAAACTATTAGTATAAACGGAACCCACTCAAGCCAAGGTGTCGAGTTCTATGATGATGCAAGAAATTTCTCATATAACAGTCAAGTAACGATCTATCGAGGCGAGTCTCCGATTATCTGGCTAAAGGGTATGGTGGTAAACAATTTGATCTGGTCAATAATTGATGGATCGTCCGATACCCACTTGAAGGCTCTTGGCGCTGGGATCGAGGAGGAGATTGAGCGGAGAGCCAGACAGACACGGACAAAGTCCGGACATGTCCAGCCTGTCCGCTAAGGGGGGTAACAACTTCGGTAAGTCATTGCCCCTTAACAAAATAGAACTTCTAAAAAATAAAAGAAGTTCCCCCAGAATTAGGTATTGCATATGCAAAACATATATGCGAACAATGAGGAAACGGAGGAAAACATGACAATCATTAAATCGGAAGACATGTCGAACGAAGAGTATCATGCGCATCATGCGTTTGGTTCGACTGCAATTAAGACCGCAGCAAACAAAAGCATTGCGCATTTGTTCGGCGCTGAGCGTAAGGAAAGCCCGGCATTTGCATTGGGCAGCGCGGTTCACGCTTATTTATTGGAGCCAGAGAAAGACCTTGTTGTGCGCGGGCCTGAGACACGGCGCGGCAAGGCATGGTCTGAATTGAAAGATGAGTGCGATGCTGCTGGCAAGATATTGCTCACTGAGGCTGATTATGATTTGGCAAACAAAATGGCAGATGCCTGCCTGAAGAACCGCATGGCAAATCATTTGCTCACAAATCCTGACATGCTGGCTGAGGCTTCATTCTTCGCCACTGAGCCAGACATTGACATTGACCTAAAGACGCGCCCAGATGGCCTCCTGCGCAACGCAGGCATTGTAC